CCACATAGGTCGTGTAGCTGTTTCCGGCCGGGATAGTAATCGGCTCATATCTGACGCCGTCCTCCGCCCGCTGCAGCTTGCCCATGTAATAGAGATATCCGTCTTTAACGCCGGTATAGCCGCGGCCGCTGTCGCTGAAGTAATACGTCTCTTCACCGCCGTCGCCCTCGGTAACCTTGATCTTTCCCTTCTGCATGGTACTCGTCTTCTTATCACCAAAATAATAGGAGGTATACTCCGAAGTACTTCCAATCCGAACCTTCTGAAGACCGTAGACCGGATTCCCTCTGTCATTGAACAGATACGTCTTTCCGTTGATCTTTGTTAAGTTCTGTGTTGTGGCCTCTCCTTCCTTCGGTCCTGCCTTTGGCGTTCCGTTGCTGGAAAAATAAAACCATTCTACATCACCTTCGTATCCGCTTAAATCCTCCGGCGGTTCGATCGAATACCAGCCGGTCCTTAACTTTCCGCTGGAATCGTAATACTTGTAATTCTGAATGTCATAATCTGCGTTATCAACCCCGACGTTCTTCCAGCCCGACTGAAGCGCGCCGTCCGAATCGAAGCAGTATGCTACGCCGTCAATCTTATAAGTACCGTAGTCTCCGCTGGTTTCCTTCGGCATATACTTTTTGCCGCTGTCGCTGAAATAATACCAGCGCTTTCCGTCGTCATCCTCGTCTCCAGGAGACATACGGTCCGGATCGTAATCACTGTCCGGCGGAAACAGCTTCTGCCAGCCTGTCCTCATTACTCCATCCGTACCACAGTAGTACATGTTATCCAGAACCCATCCGGTCTGCATCTCACCGTTAGAATCGAAATAATACCATTTATTATTAATCTTGGACCAGTTGTCCATAATCGCTTTTCCGCTGCTTCCGAAGTAATACCACTTATACTCGGAGCTGCCGGACTCCTGAAACTTCATCCACTTATCCGTTACCAGAATCCCGTTAGAATCCATATAATAAGTATTATCTACCCATGTATTGACGGCCATCTCGCCATTGCCGTTCAAATATCTCCATAAGTTGTCCGCGCCTTTTTTCCACACATTGGTCACTTTATATCCGTTGGAATCATAGTATGACCAGGTGTTTCCGGACTGCGCCCATCCCTCCGCTGCCCATGCGCTCATGGTGGCAGTTCCTAATGTCAGTACCGCAGCAACTGCCAGCACAACGAAACCTTTTTTCTTCATATTGTCACTCCTTACAGGATATTCCTTTTTACACTATTCATTGTAGCAATTTATCTGAAATTATTCAACTATTATTATCTTTCAATTCTATTACGATGCCATTTCTTTTTTATATCGTATAAAAGAAGGATTATGGTATTAAATATCTGTTTTTCATCGAATATCTGTTTGTATTTTACTCATTCTAAAATTTTTTAGTATCAGAATAGTATCACAGAAGTGTGTACTTTCCATATTCTTCCACTACCATTCTGTCCTCGTAGGTGTATATTTAGCCTAAGGGGATGATGATATGAAAGGGAAAAGAAGATCTGTTTTTGAGCGAATAAGATATTTTCTAACACGGCAAGTAAGACTGGACGCTCGGCTACTAGATTTTATGCAGGAGCACCCAGAGATCGTGCCCGACGGAAATCTTGAAGCACCACCGGGAGAATTACAAAAGATTCTAGAGGAGATGGAACGAAGAGGCATCAAACCAGCTGTCAAAAGACAACTCAAATTGAGACGTCTACTTGAAAAACTATTCAAAAGAAATAGCCACTGACTTCGGCCAGTGGCATTCTTATTTTAAGTACTTCTCAAACCACTTCTCTGCTCGTGGCTTTTTCACTGTCTTAACTATATCCGGCTTCCGGCAAAATCCGCACTCTTCCGGGCCTCCCTCGCAAATCTGGTTATCAGCGTCGTAATACTGGCACTGATTAAGATCAGCGTCAAGCGTACAATATCCTGTCATACAATCATCTCCTTTTCTCCATCATACCAAACGCGCGTTCGTTTCGTAAATAGGGGATTTTATCCAATATAAGGAGATAGGGCGGAGCCAATGGGGTGGCTGCCGTCCTGCTGATATGAGCATACTTATATAACAGTTTGCAGACTGCGTTGTGACGAATTCACATACAAATGCCGCTCTGGTAGTGGGGGATTGTGCAAACCAGGGCGGCCGTAAGAAGAGTTGACACACAAATTATATCACTTTATACAAATAAATCAACACCATTTTATACTTTATTGTAATTTTACACAAAATGCGACCTGCCCATACAGCTAAGCCGCAAATTAGAAAAGCAAAATCGAGCGTATTATATCACATACATGTAGTTTTGTAAAGGACTTTTTAGGTTGCGTCAATGATCATTAACACATTTCTAAATTAAACATATAATGATAGTGCAGGTGGAGATATGATGAACGGTGGGCGGCTGTGTGAACTGTCATTTTGTGATTTTTATCCTTTGTAAAATCCACCACATTAAGCCTGTTTGACGTGTATAATAGGCTGATATAGCCCCGGAGCAATCTGGGGCTATTTTATCTTATCTTTTATTCTGTCATATCATTTTAGGTGTCTCTACTACTGATCACCTATATGAATTACGCGCAAAAACCGCCCAGTGTAAGGGATGCTGAGCGGCTTTGCATGAATACTCTTACTGGACGTGCCAGAAAGATATAATATAATACGAGCAAATTTATTATATCATTTCTGTGACCTTCTGGCAAGAGGTGTGTTTAAAAAATCGACGGTCGTGAAGCACCCTTAGAAATAAGGCGGCCCACTGCGGACCGCCCTTTTCTTACCACTCAAACTGGCGGCTGAATTTTCAGCCGTGAGATTCTCAATTGCCTGAATTACATTTTTGTGTTCCTTCTCAAAATGCTCCGCTACTTTCAGACTCGTCGTGATTAATTTTTCCTCATATCTCTTACCAATAATTTCTACTAACATAAAATTCATCCTTTCTCTGATTTTATTTGCGCAATAGAAAAGCCCCGGGATTCCTCCCGAAGCTTAAAAATTCGTTATTTAATTACTCCGCCAATCCTCGGCCACCGCAGCGCTCCGTCCTGATCCGGCGTCAGCGTCACCAGCTCCACGATCATGCGGCCGGCCTTAGATTGCCCTTTCTGCTATAATTGCGCACCATATTTTGATATTACCTGACAATATCACAATCAAAACTTCTAAAATACATATTCTATATATTGTAATCAAAAAGCAACTATATACCTTATCTAGTGCTTGATTTTTTTCTACATTTTTTGTTATAATAACGATACAGGAAGGAGTGATATTATGTATAGCTATAATGCGTATAACAGTTACGGGTATAGACTAAAGCATTATTTTGCCTCTGGACTTTCAAAAATCATAGACTTGGGAAACTTTAATCAAATTGATTATCCCAAATACATGACAAATGAGGACGCAGTAAATTTTGACGCAAATGAATTAAAAAAAGATTTTGAAACCGTTGGAAAAGACATAGGAAAGGCACTCGATTCTTATGGCAGAGAATACCCCATGTGATAGTGAAATACTTGCATCATCAGAAACTGCCGCAAGTAAAAATCCCACTCCAGATTCCGGTGAAACGTATCTTATTGCGCAAGAAATACGAGCTGAATTTTCCGGACCGCTACCGCACCCTGAAATTTTAGCTAAATACGAAGAAGTACTCCCCGGCGCTGCAACAAGAATATTTGAAATGGCAGAGGCACAATCTAGCCATAGAAGAGACATGGAAAAGAATAGTCTAAATCTCGCAGGGAGGGATGCTTTACTTGGGATTGTACTTGGTTTTATAATTGCTTTATCTGGTATTATTGGCGGAATATCAATTATTGCATTTAATCCAGACTCCGTTGGTGCGGTTATTAGTGGAAGTGCCATAAGCGGATCCTCACTAATCGGAATAATAAGAACTTTTGTCATTGGTTCTAAAAAGCAAGAAAAAGAGGATAATAATAGTAGTAATGACTAAAGAGCCAAATATCGGCTCTTTTTTCTATTACCAATCAAACTTATACTTTCTCCTTTCAAAGTCGTACTCTTCCGCGATCCGCAGCACTCCCCTGGTGTCAGTAATCATGCACTTGCCCTCGTCGGATCCCTTGACCGGACAGAGCAGGAATGCCTCTCCTGCCGGATCAACCTGGTAGCCAGTAAGCATATAGCCCTCAGCATCAAACAGGTACCAGCCGCACGTACCGTCTGTGGCCTCCCTGAGCCAGTACCAGCCGTTGCAGGCATATGAGCCGTCAGAATACTGATACCACCATCTCTGGCCGTCTGCCGCCGGCTGAAAGCCCTCATGATATGTCACCGGCGTCTGATCTGCCGTGTAGTCGATATCACAGAGCTTCAGTACTTTCTGCCAGGCCGTGGAGGATACCTTACTTCGGATCGTTCCATAGTTGATCCCTTTGGCCTCAATACAATATCCGTCACCAATATACACGCCGATGTGTCCCGGCTTCCAGAGGGCCCACCCGATCATGGACTCGTCCAGATGGTCGATACTCACCCGCTCTGCTGCAGTATCATGATAGTTGTAACTTCCCCTGATCCGGCCCGTGTACCAGCTGATAAGTCCGCTGCAGTCCGTGCAGCGCTGGCCTATGTATTTGGCAGCCTTAGCTTTATAGGTTGATGTATATGTACCCGGATTCTCCCGGGCTAACTGGTTAATGCGTGCCTGGGTCATGACCTCACCCTTTGCTCCGAAGACATACGGGGTTCCAATCTTACTCTTACAATGCTCAATTAAACCATTTCTTGTCTTGCTCATATTTAACCTCCAATCAAAAAAGGGGCCCGGAATCCCAGGCCCATAAAAAGTTGTGATATTACAACTGTTGCGATATCGCAATAGCCTATTTCATCAGCTGCTTGTACACCTGGTCCGCACCTGTCGCAGCCAGCCCGGATACGATGCCGATTGCTATTGCTGTAATAATGTCAGTAGCCGGATACCCAGGCATGTAATACATACCCACAACGCCCAGGATTGCCCCAATAACACCGCAGATCACCGGCAGCCACTTATTGTCCACCTCTGTAGCTTTAACCGCCATAGCCGCCAGATAGCAGATCACTGTAATTCCTGCAACACTCGCAATTCCAAAATCCATAGTCAATTCCTCTCTTTCTCGTTTTCAATTACCTTCAGCCGGCTCTCATGATCTGCCAGCTTCTCGTCCTGCTCATCGTTGTGGTCCCACAATCTTTTGTGCGATTCATGGTTATGTAACTCCAGATCGTCCATGTCCTTACCCAGGCCGTCCAACTTTACAATCAGCCGGGTGATCGCTGTGTTAAGCTTAATCACCGGAGCGCCGATTGTCAGGGCCGTTGTGACCAGTCCTACAACGATGATAATTACATCGTATCTTTCCACACCGCTTACCTCTCTTTATTCATGCTCACAATCTTTATGCCCCGGGCCGCCCGGCACATGGCCTGCCTTAAACTGCTTATGATCCGGGCTGTAATCTCCCTCATACGGCGTGTCTGCAATCACTGGCTGCCGGCCGGGATCCTCTTTTCCGGTTGCTGGGCCATAGGGTACGGGTGTCTTATAGTTCATGTCTGGCTTGTTTCTTAACATAGTTTCGTCCTCCTTATTCTATTGGTGTTTCTGGGTCTACGGGTTCCGGATCTAGCTCTGTCACCGGCGGCGCGTACACCGTCTCGGCCAGCAAGGCAAGCTCAGTCATCTGCTCTGCGTCGATCATATCAAACGCAAAGTATACC